AGGGCACGGAGACCAATACAGACAATCTTAAGCCGCTTGACACAGCTTAACCTCACTCCAACGGACAATCAAGCCAATCGACTTGGCGAACATGTGGGCGAATCTCTCCGATTCGTCCATTTTTCATTTACAGAAAACCCGCAAACCGATAAAGATTCGCGGGTTTTAGTGGTCCAACAGCTATATAATTGCCTTTATTTTTATGGCACGTAAACAATTAAATGTCGTCTTCGTCGTCTTCGTTTTTGTCGAACACCTTGTCAATAATGTCAAAGATATTTCCGATTACCACGTTGTGCTTCTTTGAAATGAAGTTATTGCTGTTTGCGTCTTCATCTACAACCGCCAAGATGCTTTCAGGTGTTACACCGTCTTCCAAGAAAGCATTAACGTCAGATTCGGTAAGTGCATCGATTGCCTTGTTATATGCTTCAACATCTTTCTTGATTTCTTCTTGCTCAAGGACTTTCATGCGTTCAATGTAATCTTTTTTGATTTCTTCCCAATCCATACCGCATTCTTTTGTATACGGAGGCTCTTTGTCAACCAAAAGCCAGAATTTGATTTCCTTGTCTTCCATTGTCATAAGTTCCTCGTATGTGTCTTGGTCTTTTTTGTTGTAAGGTTGACCTGCAACGAGTTGGCATTCTTCTTCAGTGAACACTTTTCTATCCTTCGGGTTTGTTATAAGGATATTATCGATTTCTTTACCCTTTTCGTTAATGGATGTTCTTATGTCTCTTGAGAAGCAAACGAGCAATGGGCGAATTCTCTTATTGAACATTTCGATGTATTTTGCCACGTTGTATTCGAATGAATCATCGCAATAGTGGTCATCATCGTCCTCGACTACATCGTTAGGGAGTAATACACAATTGAAGATGATTTCATCCTGTTCTTTGAAAGTTTGCCCATATTTCATTCTGCCGAAAACGTTCTTTTTAATCCACTTTCCGTTTTCGTCCTTCATCTTGTCAGGTGACTGTTTCTTCTCCTTGTTGTATAGACGTTCAAGTTCTTTTGATACATCGGTTTCCTGACCGTCTATTGTTGCGAAATAGTGTGTAACACGTTTTACGTCGCTGTCGCCCTTCTTAGTTCCTGTGTTGATGTAGTAGATGGAATCACCCATATCCACTTTCAAGTTATTCTTGATTACCAACTCATACCACGCCTGACGAGCCTTTTTATTGCCAGCGGCTGTTAATTCATTACAAGATGCTTTATAGGACTCGATGTTTGTCTTTATCTTTCCGATTGTTGCGATGTCACGCAGGGGAATCTGAAGATTATATATCTTTTCGATGTAATCGTAATATGATTCAATAAAATCACGCCCACGTCCTTCAAGAAGCATTCGTATACCGTCAGCCAAGAATTTTTCGATGTACTTTGGCATTTTCTTCGATTTAATCGTATTGCCGACAAGTTTAATACTGCCATCAGGCATGAGGTCTGCATAGTTTTTGCGTGAGAACTGAATACAAGCCACACATTCTTCATCTATACCGAGACCATTTTTAAGTACGCCACCGTTATACGCTGTGTTAAGGTATGTGTCTTCAAATTCCGCTACATCGGCATCTACCATTGTATATGCTTTATCTTTCTTTACATTTCGCCCGAGACCCTTACCGATATACGGATTTTCTGCCGTATATCTGTATTTTTTCGGCTTTTGGAAGTTAAATCCGTCAGTATCTCCAACGACAGGAGTATAGTTGTAGTCGTCACTTAGATTAGCGTTATTGAATTTAGAGATATTGCTGAAATGGTAAATCATAAGACGTAACATCTGACGTCCAGTGCAAGTTGTCTGTTCAGGACCGATACAGTTTGTGTCAGTCCACGGGAAAGGAGTTCCGCTTGAACTTCCGCCGAAATAAGAGTTGCCTAAAATCTTCAAAGGCAACTGAAGTGTGTTCGCTGCATTTTTAAGTTTCTTTTCATCTGAAATCTGGTTCTTCACTTCAGCAACACGCTTTGCGTCTTGTAACTCTGCCAACAGTTCTTTCAACTCGTCAACCTTTATTCCGTGGACTGCCTTAAGTTCCTTATAGTGCTCACGTTTTGACAACACGTATTCGAGCATAAGGAGCAGCACATCCATAACATCTACATCATTCTTGATGCAGAACGTGAGGATGATTGAAGGATAAAGTGAATTGTAGTCGAGTTTAACGATATCAGCAACGTATCCGACTTTGATAAGCCTTGACAATCCACCGACAAATGGACGTTTGGAAATGATTTGCGGGATAGCCAAGTCATTCTCATAACTCCAAGCAAGCATAATATACTTCCAAATTGCGGCAGTACCCATAGTACAAACCTTCTCAAATGGTACCGGAAGCATTTTAGCCACGAGGAAGTTAGACTGATTGTATTGCAACTCAACTTTATCGGTCTCATAAAGGTCATCAAGCAGGTAACGTTCTCCGATATACTCGCCTGTTACTATTGTGAACCTTTCGCCTGTTTTTGGATTAACGACAAATCCATCTTCCTCAACATATCCTTTAGATTTATCGTATTTCATCCATTTTCCGTTGGAGTCGTCAAACAGATACGCGTTATCAGTATCGTGAGAAACAGCACTGATTTGTTTACCGGGAATATATACACGGTTTGGCTTATTTAATCCTGAGAATTTGGTGATGTATTTAAGATTTGCGGATTTGATGTTTGAGTCGATTGCCATCGCACGTCTTACCGCAAATAACGAGTCGGTGAGAATATGTCCCCACATTACAGTGGGAAAATAATATTCCATTTCACCGCCAAGTTTAAGGACTTGTTGCTTTTTCTTCTTGTATACGCCACGTGGAAGATATTCACTTGATACTTCAACCATTCCGCCAAGCGGCTCAAGACGAACATCATCAAAGTTCCAGTCGAAGTTTTCTGTGTTATGCCCTGTTACGACATCTGGTTGCACTTCCTTAATTGTTTGGAAAAATTCACGCAATGCGGCAATTTCGTTTTTGCGTTTTTCTTCGCCCTCACCCTTAACCTTTATGATTTTCTCGAAACCTTTATTGGTTCTGATACCTATTTGGTCGATTGAATCTTTTTGCGGGTTAAGTCCTGTAGTCTCCAAGTCCCAAGGCATTCTTACAAGGTCATCATAATCGTCATATCCCTTGAATTGCCTTTTTCCGGTTTCAATCATAAATTGCTCAACAGGTGAAACCGCTATATAGTCTCTTCTTCCGTAGTTTTTATCTCTTTGTGTCGGGTAGATTGGCACACCGCCTTCTTTGAAGAAACGCATGAATTTTGAATAGGACATCGCACCTTTTGCGCGGAACAATACGCGATATCCGTCAGCCATTCTTTGCGGCACTGTACCATCGTCACGGTTTATCCTAAGCCCCTTGCATTCGATTCCCCATTCAGACAACTTCTTTTTAGTTAACTCTCTATCGCCGCCGAACAATTCCCTGCCTGCGATTTGTTTTGCCCAAACAAACGGGTGAAATGCTTCTTTTTTTATTCTTTTTGTGCCGTCATCACGTCTATATATGATGGTAGCCTTTTCATCATCATAACTGCATTCAATTTTGATGATGTGTTCCATTGGGTCTTTTCCGTCAAAAAACGCTTGGATTTTTTCTTGTGTGATTTTGTTTTCGTTTTCCATTACACTATTTAACTTCGTGTGTTTCAGTTAAGAACATCATCATGTTCATCATGAAACTAATATCTATTTTGGCAAAGGTACTACTTTTTGTCACACGAATTGGTTTGAAATAAAAACAAAATTTGCTTTTTTATATTTATGGTATATAATGTTTATTGATAATGGCAAAGAGACAACATTACGGCATAAAGTTCCCTTCAACAGCGACTTCGTTCGAGAATACATACCTTGATTTGTGCCAAAATCCTATGGACGGCATAAAATCACAAATGATGCATCTCATATTCACGCCGGTTGGACAAAGATTAAGGAAACCGAATTTCGGTTCTAAGTTAATCCAATTCATATTTAATCCTGATGATAGTCAAACATGGGATGACGTGGTTACTGAGATACGTGATATGGTTGCTAAAAACATACCAAATTGCAGTTTGAAGGATATAAGAATCTATGAAGTTGAGGATGGGCATGGGCTTGTTGCCGACATCCAATACAATGTGACCGCAAACGGTACGACTATTCCTGACCGTATAATAACAAATTTATGATAAAATAACACATAATGGCAGAAAATAAAATATCCTATCTTTCAAGAACGTATGGCGATTACAAGAATGAAATCCTTGACGTTACAAAGAAATACTATGGAGACGTTTTCGACAGTTTTAATGACGCTTCTGTCGGCTCTTGGTTTGTAGATATTTTGGCTGACGTTGCCGATACTTTGAGTTACAATATCGATAGGGCTTATCAAGAGACTTCGGTTAATTCGGCTAATGAATTACGTTCACTACTTGCAATCGCACGTACTATGGGGTGTAAGATTCCCGGAAGAAAGGCTGCGATAGTCGAAGTTGAATTGTCTTGTGAGATTCCTTTGAATCATCAGGGTTCTACATCAGACGGAGACCAATCACAGGCGGACGAAAGTTATTGCCCGTATATTAGGCGTGGCACGTTGTTTTCGACTGGTTTGCAGACATTTGAACTTGTCAATGATGTTGACTTTTCGAAGCAGTTCGATGATAACGGTTTATCCAACAGACAGATTATACCGACAAGAGACTCTAACGGCAATATCGTAAGTTACACTTACAGGAAACTTGCAATTGCTATGGCCGGACAAAGCAAAATCTACAAGAAGTCCATCAATAGGGCTGATATCAGACCGTTTATGGAAGTCACACTTGAAGATGACGGCATTCTTGGTGTTGAGAGTATTATAGTCAAGAAAGGTCGTGATTTTGTCAATGACCCTGCGATGTCTGAGTTTTTCGTTGAGAAGGAGCATTATACAGTACCGTCCACCACATCAAACACGTTATCTAATATTGAGGTCGAGCGTTTCTTTGAAGTAGATAACCTTGCAGAACAATATAGATACACGTATGAAGTCGAAGAGTCAAAATATACGATAACTGATGAATGCGGAAATACCGTTGAGTTTACCCAATATAATCCTGTATGGGTTGTTACTGACAAGTTTGACGTAATCGAGAACTCAGCGAAAACTGGTGACATTAATAATGATGGAAAAGTTAATGTTTCCGATATATCATCTCTTATTGATATGATTTTGAACAGTTCTTCTGGTTCTGCTCAAACACAGAATCTTAGCGTTAACAGTCACGAGATTAGAAGTGTTCTTCGCGGAAAATGGGACAGACTTAAAAACAAGTTTATAACTGAATACACGGATAAATGGGCGTTAAAGATTATCTTTGGGCGTGGAATACGTAATGAATATGGTGAAATACCTGAAGATGCTGATGCATTCACACAATATATGATGTGTAAGATGAATGCGAATGATTATATGGGT